ATCGGTTTCTTTTGGTAAACTCCGTTAAATCCCCCCAGCTGATGCCGGTGCTACATATTTATCAACACAAAATGATGCAAAACTTCACTTTTTTTTTTTTTTTTTTTTTGTTTATTTCCTCCATGCTCAGGAGGTGGCCATGAACGTCAAGACGATCTGGCAAACATTTGGACTGACACCCAGCAGCGTGTAACTGCAGTCGAGCAACATTTGGGCGGTCTCTCCCCCCTCGGCAATCACCATCCAAGGACAATCACTGGCTTGAATCGCGTTCGCGCCAGCGCTGCCTCCAACGGTTGTTGTGCCAACAGGGTTAGTTTGACCCCCACTCCCGAACGTCATCCATGTCTTGACCTTTTGAAAGGTGGAACCCCCGGTGGGATCCCCGCATTGCATGCGCCAAGTGACAAGGTAGCGTCCTGGTGAAAGAGAGAATGTTGTTCCGGACAAGGTCACATTGCCGGCGTTGCCCGGCGTAATGGCCCATGCTCCACTGGCGTCACCCAAGTACCGCCCAACCCCAGACGCCACAAGGGCGAACGTGAGGTTTGTCCACGTGATGGTGAAGGAGTCGATCATGCTCGAAATCTCCAATTCACCAACCGTGGGGGCAGGCTGCGGAACAAGAAGCTCCACAGTGTACTCAACAGTGACATGGCCAATGGGCCCGGAGGCGCCAAAGCCATCCATCCCAACGACCAACTTGCCGGCATCGAAATCACGTCGAGCCAGCGAGGAGGACAAATCAGAATTTCTGACAAGGCGACCACGCTTGACCGCATCCTGCATGAACGCCGGATTTAACTCCAGCGTCATAGCAGTGCTCGGTTTGTCGAAAATGGACGGCTTACCGTTGACCAGCCCATCGACATTCGTCGGCACAGAGGCAGCGACGTCATAATCGAAGAACAAGGCCACGCGTCCCATTTGGCCGCCCACAGCGTACTGCCCTACTGAAGGGACAAACGTGTATCGGGCGCCGTGAACGCGGTACCTTTGGTATCCGGAAGCTTGTGTGGACAACCAGGGGAATTGGGTTGCCAATCCCGGCTGGAAGACATGAACAACGCTAATCCCAACTTGTCCTGGGGCGGGCGACACCAACGTGCCAATGGTTTCAGACTTTGTCACGAAAGAACCCACATTTGGCGTGTTGTTGTTGCGGCTCTTAAGGGAACCGCTGGCCTTCACCCCGTATCCATCCCAGGCAAAACCTAAGTCCAGACTTCTCTGGGACTTTGCCGGCCGGGATCCAGAACTCGTTTTTGTCTGGGCGCCGGTAGACGCGGGTTTGGCCTTCTTGGGCTTCTTGGACTTGGTTTGTTGCTGTTGCATTAGTGTTTCCACTGGACATTGAATGACGTCAAATATTTCGACTGGGGCCTGGCCATAGCCCCAGAGGTTTGACGCCACCCAGCTTCTTACTCTTTTCAGTAAAGCAATATTGTCATCAATGTAGCTTTGCAGGGAGTCAAGATTCTCCCCTGCGGCATCAATGCACAAAATCGCAGCTGGTCGCCGTGTTTTACCCCTCCCGAAAGACACACCTTTCAGTGCATCCGCCAACATCTCGCGGCTCACGGACACGGGAAGATGGACGAAGGGTACAGGTTCTATTTCCTGCTTTTCC